ATGTCGAAGTCAGAATTAGATCATTTATTCGATCATCTGCGACAACAATTGATCGTATGGGCGGTCACGGCCATCGGATTAGCAGTTATGCGCAGCTTTTTGTTACCCCAATTATTGACTTTCGTTTTTTGGTGTAGTGTGGCCTACTGTTTGCTCTTATTCGTTGGTTTAGTTGTTGTGACGATTTTTAGGTGGCAAAAATCTTAATTATATTTGACAAGCCGCTTATCATTCGGTAAGATAATAAATGAATTTGTGCCCGCTGGTCAAATTGGTTAAGACGTCGCCCTCTCAAGGCGGAGTTACGGGTTCGATCCCCGTGCGGGTGATAAGGCGACAAATATAGAGAAACGGCAAAGCACCAAAACGCTGATATAAAGGCGTTTTGGTGCTTTTGTTTTACACTCGAAAACCGCTCAAACACGATATGTTCTTCCACGATTCTTCCAAAAACGAAAAAAGTAGTCAAAATATAGCAGTTTTTGGAAGAAAAATTAACAAATGATTTTGTAATCCCTTGTGGCACAAGGAATACAGCAATCACAAAATTATCATTTTTAAAATCCTTCGTCCATTAGCTCGGTAGCTTTCTTATCTGACACGCCGTTTTCTTCTTCAATAAGATGGACGTAGGTGTTAACGGTCGTTTCTAGTTTTTGATGTCGAAGGCGATGTTGAACATAGGGAAGGGACTCATGATTTAGGATAAGAATCGAAGCGTGTGTGTGCCTCATGGCGTGTGTTGTAACTTTGTTGATCTTTAGACGGTTACAAATACGTCCTAGCTCTTCGTTTGCATTCCCATTGCCCACGATTTTTCCTAGTTTAGACCAAAATACGAGGTTCTTAGGATTCTTCATTTCGTGCAATTCTAAATAATCCTTCTGCGTGTTACGATAGCTCCTCATAAAACGACAGTAGGCGGGTCCTATGGTTATATCTCCATCGGCCTGTCCATTTCCCTTAGTTGGACGAAAAGTCTGTCTACGGGCGTCCCACTGCTGTTTAATATGAACTATTCCATTATTCAAATCCAAATTATCCCACGTCAGACCAGCAGCTTCCTCGAACCTGGTTCCAGTTTCTAATTGAAACAGCATCATCAGCATAGTCATGTGATCATAATCAGCCGTTTTAATGAGGTATTTACGCAGTTTCTTATAATTGGACAGCGTCAAATACTTTTCCTCTACGGGCTTAGGAGGGCGTCCAGTGACATGTGCTTTGTAAGCAAAGTCTCGTTTTAGAATACCATCAGCTACGGCGTCCTTGATTGCAGTGTGTACTTGTTGATGAAGCTTGTGAGATGTGGCAATTCCATGACTGCGGCCAAATTCATTCAGGAACTTCTGGTAATCTGGACGTTTAATTGCGCTCATAGGTTTATCCTTAAAATATGCAGAGACGTGGCGCCAGTTGCCCATATATAGCTCGTGAGTATGACGCGATACACCATCAGTCTTATATATTCTGATCCAATCAAGAAAGTAGTGCTTTAGACTCTCAGTGCTACGTGATAAGTCAGCACCTTCCAGCAGAGCATTTTTAGTTTTAGTTTCCCACTCAACGGCGTCAGTTTTGCGCTTTTCTAAATGAGTAACTGACTTATAGTTACCGTCATCATCTTTATAAGAGACACGGGCTTGCCATTTACCATTATTAAGTTTGGTTACTGACATGTTTTATTCCTCCCAACTGGAAATAACAATAGGTTGACATTCCCAAACATACGTTCTTTCTAACTCAAAATATATACCCCATAACGGGGTACAAGGTAGTAATGCATAATTTTAGTGTTGCACTGAAATTGTAAATTCACCTGTTAAATAAAGTCTCAATACAGGAGACTCAATTTTTTAATAATTCAATATTATCTGCTAACTTTGAAGCCAGTATTACTTGGACTAAACTGTCCTCAAAAATAGAGTTTACAGATTCTGTACTATTTTCTGAGTCATTTAAGATAGCAATAAAAGAAGCTTTAGAATTTCCATTGATCTTTTTTATAGTTTCTGAGTCCCAGGCAAATATTTTAGCAGGGTTTTTGTCTCTTTTAGGCTGTGAAAAGGTCCTAACGAGCCTGTCCCCCCCATCATATCGAGGAATGATAAAATCAAACTGGAACGATAAAGCATTTTTTCCAGAGATAGACTTGTTACGGCTATAAAGTATTTTTTCTTTATCAAAGAACTTCTGAACTTCGTCTGAGAAAGCATCTAATATAGTAGGACGGTTTAAGTACATCAAATCATTAATTTTTAATATCGCCTGTACTAACCTTTGCTTGGCTGCAGGAAATCCATCAAAATCTGTTCGAATGTACAGTTTTTTTGATCCTTGATCTTTTTGAACACCAAATATATCTAGCGTATCAGTTAGTATATTATTTCTTGTTTTACTACGTTTGTCGAAAGATAGTCCATTACTTTCTAGATTATCGATTGTCCAACCATCATCAGTCACAAGGATGTTATCTCCAATACGACTGTATGCGTATAGTACAATATCGTCAAACTCGTTGTCTAAAAATGGAGTATCAATTTCAACGATGCTATTTTCGCTGCTATCGATATTGGTATAGTGCTCATTTTTACTTAACCATTTTAAATACGATGTTTTCAAGTTATTTGCATTTAGTTGCATGGAGAAGCACCTCCCTTTTGCTAAATTAGTTAATATTAGTGAAATCAAGAAAATCCTGATATGCTTTTATAATTGTTGTTATATTTGGAAAATTATTACCATTTATAGGCATTGCTATACGATCTTTTTTCTTATACCTATTATCATAGATATGAATGTGAGGACATGATATTCTGTGTGGTCTAATCCCCTCAGGGTTCGTGTGATAGCTGCCAACATCTACTCTAGCCAAATGATTATTACTTTGAGCAAATCGCAAGTGGATAGAGAATCTCTTTTTAGGACTCTGTGGGTTCCCACAAAAGAAATGTAACTTATATTCAATCCCATCAACAAGTCCTAACACAACACCTGTTGAATCTATTTCTTCTGATAAAGTTGTAAGCTTTTTCTGGACTTCATGTATATCGAAATTGTTGGAAGGATTTTTCAGCGAATCGATTAAATACTTAACCTCTGAGTCTTCTAAATTGGTTTCATCGTAGGGCATAACTTGACCTCGGCTTCTAATTAAAAATATCATAGCACAGTTTGCAGACTTTGACCGGTAAGGATGTACTTTTTAAGTGATACAAAGCGAGTGACGGGAATCGGACCCGCGACTACAGCTTGGAATGCTGTCGTTTTACCACTAAACTACACTCGCATAAGAGCCAACAATGGGTTTTGGTCGGCTCAACAGTTAATTAGAATGTACCTACAATTATTTTTGCTTAAGACGATCAACCATATCTCTTTCCATTCCTTGGATTATGCGGTCACATTCTTTCCTTGAGTAGCTATCTTTTGTAAGATAAACGAAAGCATACAGATTAATAAAAGAGGTTAAGTCATTAGTAATGTTATCTATGAGTTCGTATTTCGACATATCTTTATCCATAATCTTACCTTCTTTCTTTTAAAAGTGGGTGGCAGGGATTGAACCTACATAACAATTTCAAACGAGAGAGAAGGGCTGAAATCGTTATTCTACCATTGAATTACGCCCACGTGATGTACGTACTAAAGTAAGCGGTAGTATGGGTTATTTATTACAATGCGAGCGGCAGGAGTCGAACCTACATCTGAAAGTATCTAGTTAGCAATTCAAAGGAGTACTGTTCTACCGTTGAACTACACTCGCGTGAAAGCCCAAGGAGGACTTTTGTTTGGTTATGAGCTTGGCTACTTAATACCGTATTTTAAGAATTGGGTCTGTAGTTCGCCAGAACTCTTCATTGAATCCGGTGTAGTTTCAAAAGCTTCCTTTTCAGACATTCCGTGCTGTATTTTATATAACACCGGTGAAACTCCGTATTTATTTAAAAATCCTGTTAGTGTATGTTCATCCATCGAAATTGACTCACTGTTAGCTCCCGTAGCACTAGAAGCTGCTGTGGAAGATTCTAATGACTGTGAAGCTGAGGACGCGGCACTTGATGAACTAGTGGCTGCGATGCTTTCAGAACTAGCCTTACTTTCTGATATTGAATCAGCTAACTTTTGAGAACTGGCTATTGATTCGCTTTCTGATTTAGCTTTAGCTGAACTTTCAGAACTAGCTTTAACTTTGCTTTCGGAGTACGCCTTCTTCTTGATTTCAGATAAAGAAGAGGCTTTTTTTCTTTTGGCAGTGACTAGACTACTTGATTTTGGATTTGATTCGCTTGACTTGTTAGCACTATTTCCACAAGCAGCTAGTGCTAGTGATGTGAATAGGACGGCCCCGATGGTTATTCCTTTTTTCATTCTATATTCCCCTAAAATGGATCTTATTATATCTTTGATCCATCTTTATAGCGAAAGATAGAAATAAAACCAATCATACTTACAAACAATGTGAGTAGACCAAAGGTAACTACATTACTTTTGGCTTCATCAGTTTGTGGTAACATGTTGTTCATATTCTTTTTGATTTTCGACATGCTGCTTGCTGATGAGGATGTTTGGTTCTTTGATTGATTACTACTACTAGTAGTAGAGTTTAAGACTGGCGATTTGGTACTAACGTTCTTGGTAGTATCAGATGAATTATTACTCGTATTCATAGCTACTGATTTGGTGGTAGCAGACGCGACATTTTTTGTGGTTGTTTTTGCAGCATTTGTAGTAGCAGTGGCGTTCCCGTTACTTTGAATCTGACTAGCAGCGTTAGATTCAGAATCTTTGAATGATGAATTAGTGATGTTTGATTCTACTGATTCCTGAGCTGACGAACTAGAACCGCTTGATTTTGATGAGCTAGAAGTACTCTGAGCTGACGAACTAGAGTTGTTTGATTCTGCTGAGCTAGAAGAATTAGCGCTTGAGGTACTATCACTGTTACTTTCAGAACTAGAACGGGTACCTACGACTGATAACATTACGGGAACGTTGGCACTTACAAAAGTATTAGCTGATTTTATAGGCACTTGGTCAGGAATCGTTACTTTTGGAATCCTAACTGTGCCCTTAAAAGATTGACCATTAGTTACTCTCATGACGTAGACAGACATTGCTTTAGAATCAGGAAGGGATTGGTAAAGATTAGGATTCTCAATGGCACTGTCAATATAAGCATTTTGTTTGGCTTGTGCTTCTGATATTGCTTGAGCATTAGGTTCGTAAACGTCTACTACATATTGATGATACGCATTTTTACGACGAATAGAGTCGCTCATTGCAAGTACCCATTTACCGTTTTCGTAATTTAATGTATCTGTCCCGTCACCGACGTTTCTGAACCATGTGTCACCTTCGCTTGGCTGCGAAACAGAAGTGGAGTAGTAGACTTATGCGTTTGTTTTAAGAGGTGTTGTTACACCGATTGTGCATGCTGATAAGATTGCCACACTAAATAAAGTAATTCTTTTCATTGTAATTCCTCCAAATTAATATTTCCCCAAATAGAAATCCCCATGATGATTAAATTTTAACCCCCTAGCTTTTAATGACATCCTGACTGGTCAATGTGAGTGGCAGGAGTTGAACCCGCATGGCAATAAGAAATAAGGGAAGGGTATCCCATAAGAAGTTGCCGTTCTGCCGTTGAACTACACCCACGTTTGTAATCAATTAGTGATGAAGCTTTTTATAGAGAAAATATGCAACTAATACTGATATAATTGTCACAAATAATAGCTCAGTGCTCCACTTAATAGAGGACAGGCTTTTTAAAAAATAAGTTAAAGAATTGAACATTGGTGATTCTCCTATGTTTGATTGAGTTAAGAACCTCTATGCGAGCGGCAGGAGTCGAACCTGCATAAATATAGGATGTGAGACTTGTGAGAAGCGTGTAAATAACTGTTCTACCGTTGAACTACGCTCGCAAAAAAACTTGCAAATACGATTTTAAGATCTATAATATTTCTAAGCATGTTTCGTACATGCCCCTTGAGGTACATTCTCTTTCGTGGTGAGGGAGAATGTATTTTTTTATGTTAATGCGAGCGGCAGGAGTCGAACCTGCATAAATATAGGATGTGAGACTTGTGAGAAGCGTGTAAATAACTGTTCTACCGTTGAACTACGCTCGCGTGAAAGCCCCAACGAGGGCTTGGACTTGTTATGGTCTTGCGTATTGATTGCCCCGTGGTGCTGGCTTGGCGCCGGAATTATCAGCAGCACTCTGGGTCATATATTGGTAATTACCTGGATTCTTAACGCTGGTGTAGTACTTATTGGAGTCTGAAACAAAAACCATGCCAGAAGCAGCAGTAGTCCAATCACCGTTTTGTGTATAAGAAGCATTGTCTGTAGTACTTGTTTCGCTCGCTTTTTTAGCGGATGATGTGCTAGCAGCTAATGATTCTGAACTGGCTTTAGCTATTGAAGAGCTTTCTGCCTCAGACTGCTTTTTGCTTGCTTCGGATTCAGAACTAGCCATACTCTCTGAATTCTCTTTGGATTCAGACTTGGAGGCAGCAATACTTGCAGATTCTTCTTTGCTGCTTGATAGGGCGCTTTCAGATGAATCCTTCTCTTTAATAGAGTTAGCTTTACTGATACTAGCCTTTCTTTTCGATGCATCTTTTGCTGAACTTTTCTTCGCTTTGCTACTTGAGACTGTATCTGACTGTGATGCACTCGATCTTGTTGTGCCAGAAGGAGCGGCCCAAGCCGTTAATGCTAAGAATAGGATTGTTAGTCCTACTGAGATTAAGGTGTATTTTTTGTATGGACGATTAACACCTGTTTTTGTGAAATGATGAATTCCCCCACGAATTGAAAAGTAAGCTAACGCAATTAAAGATACAAGAAACATAAATGTAAAAAATATATCCAAAGTAATCCCTCCAAAACATGTTATTCCCCAATAACAATAATTCCCCGAACTATAAGTAGTCCCAACTCCTAGCTTTTATCGACTTCCTATCTGGTCTGTGCATAAACTACATTAACGATGATAATTCGTGAGGGAGGCGGAAGTAGTCAAGAAATCTTAAAATATCCTGCTGCTTGCTCCAGCCGTACTCCTCTTTTAACATGGTCAACATAAATTTATTGGCTTCAACTTCGTTGTTATCGGATAAAAAGCTTGTCGTATTTATTGCAAAAAACTGTGTATTAAATCCCTTGTGATGTCGTATATGAAAAATTTCATGATAGCAAACACCATTTTGTGTACGTTCATCAATTGTATTATTAATGACAATCATTGGGATTCGATGCGAGTTGTTATTGTAGCCGTAAATATTGCTACCAAGGTTATTGAATTGCACGTTAATGCCCAAGTCACGCGCCAAACCAAAAGCATTTTGAATCCCAAACTTGTTGGTTAAGTGGTCAATATCTTCTTCAATCCACCGTTCCATATAACCAGCTCCTATTATTCCTCTCCATTACGATACTTTTTGGGAGTAAACTTCCTTTTTGCTAATTGTTTGGATAATTCTAATGTTTGGCGCATGGACGCTTTGAGTAGTTCTTTATCCTGATCAGATAGCTCTTGCCCATTTTGAAAAAATGATAACGAATGTTTGGAGTCGAGACCGTTCATCATATCTTCAAGTTCCTTATCGATATTTCTTTCATCTTTTTCAGTTAAGTCATAATAGTGAGATCCTTTTGTAGGAAAGTTATTTTGATCTTTGGTAATGCCAGCTAGTTTAAAAATTTCATCATCAGTAATTCGTAGACCTGTTGCCATTTTTTGAAGAGTTTTTGGTTTGGGAATCTCACGTTTTTTATTTTCTACTTGTGACCAAAATGATGGAGATATTCCTGCTTGTAGTGCAGCTTGTCTAACTGTAAAACGTTTCTTATTTCTTATTTCTTTGATTTTTGGACCGAAGTTTAACACTTCGTTACGTAGATTTTCCGTTGAACTCATGGCGTCAAACTCCCTTCTATGATTGGATTATAGCAAAAAGTGAAACAATAGAGTGCAAAAAGTGAAATATTATCGTGATAAGTGGTTGCAAAAAGTAAAACAAAAGATTATAATAATTTATGTAATCAAGAAAGGAGGCAAAGACATGGCAGTAGTCCTTCCTGTAAAAAACTCTGATGAAATCAGAAAACTAATCAGCCTGAAGGGGGAAACAGTACGGTCCTTTTCCCTTAAAAACGGTATTTCTTATGGATATTTATCGCAAATATTAAACGGAAGAAAACCATCTCCGAAAGTCGCTAAGAAAATATCAGATGGGGTTGAGAGACCAATTGATTCACTTTTTTTGTTTTCGAAAGTTGCAAAAAGTAATACAAAGTCGAAGGAGGCAACAAAATGATGCCAATGAAAAGTAAAAGAGCCGCTATCGCAAATAGCAACTCTTCGGATTAAACGTTAATGACTGACAATCTTTACCACTTTGGAGCTGGCAAACACGGTGCCAGGGTCATCATCAGTGAAAAAGAAAGTGTAGTTGTTTAGAAGTTTGGTGATACTTGGCACTAATCCTAGCTTAATATGTTCGTTCAGTTCAAACGGACCATTAATTTCGTCTTTGTTAGGAAAATCGTACGTTATCTTTTCCCAGTTCTTTTTAGAAACTTTCTTAGGCCGATCATTAATTGGCGCAGTGCGAATACCCCAAACAAAGTCATTGACGTTTAGCGTTAGTGTTTCACCATCTAAAAAATGAATCGTAGCTGTTAACATTTTTTTACCACCTTTTTAAGTGAGAAGTCTATAGAAATTATTTTTCCACCTCGTTGTAAGGCGGAAAGTCGAAGAAGTCGTGGACGCTGATACCGAGGGTGCCACATACCTTACGGATTGTAGTAATTGTTGGACGCTTACTTCTCCCTTCAAACATCGCGTTTACAGTCGACTGGTTCAGCCCAGCTAATGTTGCAACACGATTAATAGTTAAGTTCTGTTGAGTTATTAATTCCATTAAATGTTCGGAAACAAATTCTCCATCGGTTTTCATGTTATGAGCTCCTAACGATATATTGTTAAGTTCATTCTAAAGTAAATAACAAAAATATTTACTAATATATTGTTGACATGTAACGATATATTAGTTATTATATGGCCAGGTTACCAATATATTAGTGGCTGGAAAGGAGATACCAAATGACTTACACATTAAGGATTCGAGAATTGCGGCAGAAACTGGGACTCAGCCAATCAGCACTAGCTGATAAAAGTGGAGTACCGCAAACGACGATCAGCGCAATTGAGTCAGGTACTAATTTGACATACGAGACGGCGAAAAAGCTTGCCCGTGCATTGGGAGTTTCCACAGATGAATTATCAGTGGAGGTGACCGAGTAATGGAAGTTATGCAAGAGAAGTTGCACGAAATGGTCCAAAGGTTCCATTTAGGTGTGTCTAATGTTTATCAAACTAACGAAAGCAAAATTGATGAAGCGCGTCGAATATTCGAGTTACTAAAAGCAAATATTTAATTTTCAAAGAACGGAGGAAACAAAATGACACATCTATCACGAACTACATTAATCAATGCACTAGCAAAGGTTAAGCCAGAAACACCAAGAGTAATGTTTGAGGCACTAAGCGATAAAGCACTAGATGCTGAATTTCGAGCAGTAACGGCCGAGTATAACGAGCAAGCTAGCCAACTTATGTCAGTTTCATATTAGGAGGTGCGAACATGTCAGATACGATATTGATTCGGCATGAGGCTCCAAAAGGCTTCCAATTCATTAGCGAAGAAGAATACGAGAGGTTCCAAGCCTGGAAGCAAGCACAACGTGGTATTCGTACTTGGAAGCTTAAAGATTTAGCCAAGTATAAATACGGAACTAAATCAACCGAACGAGCTTCACGATATTTAATCAAGCATCGCCATGATTTGGATGTTGAACAGGGTGGCTTCATTGATTATGTGAATACCCATAACGGCTGGCAGATTCCAGCAGCTGAGATGATGGATTACCTATTAAATCATCCCGATTAATTTAAATTATAGGTGAATTACATGGAAAGGGCTTCATATCGCCTTTCCAAAATACAGAGGTGTAGGTATGAAGAACAAGTTTGCAGAGCAATTGTCATTGGCATTAGGTAGAGATAAAACACTAACACAGCAGCAGATTGCAGATAGGACGCATGTTTCTCCCGGACAATTGTCTCGGTTGAAGAGTGGATCAAGAAGCACTGATTCACAAATAAGGAAGTCGTTAGCAAAAGTAATTAACGATTTTTGGCTTAATTATTCTGGTGCTCGTGAGAATTTCGGCGTGCTGTCATTCCAGAATGATCGTCAGCTACAAGGTGATATGTTCTCGGCTTTGATGAAACAGAAAAAGGAACAGCGTCAGCGAGAAATAATTGAGGCTGAGTTCGAAGAAGCTATTGCAGTCAAGCCGAGAGACCGAACACCAGCACAGCAATTAGTTATTGAACGCTACCCACGTGAATATGCAGAAGAAATTAGCGCCGAGATAACTGATTTGGCTAAGAAAGCTGAGTATGCCGGTATTCCAATGGATAAATTGCAGGAAGTAATCGATAAAGTCAATCAAGAAAATGGCTAGGAGGAAATAGCAATGATTGAAGGAGCATTAGTAGGCTGCGCGTTAACTGCATTGTGGTTCAAGCGTCATGAAGTTGCTAGTTGGTTTGGAATTTAAGGAGATGAAGACAATGAAATTTACATTCAGGATTGGAAATGTGCTTTACAAGCAAGTCACAATTGAAGAATTGAATAATGTTTTTGGCACATTTAAGGAGGTCGAACGAATTGGAAGTACGCAAAGTATCGCTAAAGCCTAAATTTGAGTACAAAAAAAGCTGCTCGAGTATTGGGAGTACCCGTGCAGCAAAGACGCTTAATAATTTTATTTTCGAGTTCTATTGTACTCCGAAACAGTCACTAAGGCAACGTTTGACACGGAGGTGGGCAAAATGATACCAGCACAGGCAGATTTAAATGAGCATTGGCAGCAAAGTAACGACTCACGCGACTGGGTACTTGACGCAGATAACTATTGCTACGATGGTGACGAGTTCGACAAGGCTCAACTGTTTCAAGATTACATCGATAACAACGACTTTAAGCAGTGGGCGACTGATATGCAGGCCGATATGTTGAGCGCCATTTGTATCGTCACTTTCGGTTCGACTGACGTAAGTGTTTTGTATCCAGATCAAGGTGAGGAACCTAATTGGCAATGGTTGATTGATGTGTTTGGTCAAGCCCGTCTATGGGATGAGCTATTGGCACACATCGACACGGACACGATGATGACACGTCTGGGCTATCGTTGGGTATCAGAGGAGGAAGAAGCATGAGTAATGAGTTAGTTACGATGGTTAATAACAATATTGAGGATATGAAGAATAATGAAGGCTTGTCATTACCACCTGATTATTCAGTAGGAAATGCATTAAACAGTGCTTACTTGATTCTGAGTGATACGTCTAAGGGCCAACCATTACTTGATAAGTGTGACCAAGGATCAGTAATCAAAGCACTAATGAACATGGCAATCCAAGGATTGAGCCCAGCTAAAAACCAATGCTATTTCATTCCTTATGGCAACCAGTTAGTCATGCAGCGTTCCTATTTTGGCTCAATTAGTGTTGTAAAGCGTCTTTCAAACGTTAAGGATATTCAGGCACAGGTTGTCCACAAAGACGACACTTTCAAGATTGGTGGTGAAAATGGAGTGTTGGTGGTTAAAGAGTTCGAGCCAAGCTTTGAGAACCTAGATAAGCCAATTATCGGGGCATTCGCATGGGTCGAAGATCTGAATGGCAACCGGACCTACACTGTTATGACTAAAAAAGACATCGACACCAGTTGGAGCCACGCTAAGACGAAGAAGGTTCAAAACGAGTTCCCAGAGGAAATGGCTAAACGGACTGTAATTAATCGAGCTGCAAAGTTCTACATTAACAGTTCAAGCGACAACGATTTGTTCGTGCAAGCAGTTAACGACACGACGAGTTCCGAGTACGAAAATGATAATCCGAAGGACGTAACACCGACTAAAAGGTCATTGGTAGCTGATGTAGCAGAGAATAAAGCTGAGAAGGTAGAATCTGCAGAACCAGCTAAAGAACCCGTTAGAACGGCTGTAAAGGAGGCATCAAGCAATGATCAAGAACCTGTCAAAGACGAAGTCGACCAGCAAAACCTATTCGACAACCTCAATGATGTTGGATCAGAAGCTGACGCCGAATAATTATTATGAGAACTGGACTGACCGGGCCTACATGTCGCCGACGGTGTTTAAACGGTTTCTAGCATGTGAAGCAGAAGCGTTAGCTGAGTTGCAGGGTAAATGGGAGCCAGTTATGAACTCAACGGCGCTAGTCGTTGGAAATTGGCTTCACAGCTACTTCGAAAGCGAGAAAGCTCATGCCAAGTTTGTTGATGAACATCCAGAGGCAATTTCAAGCCAGGGCCCAAGCAAAGGCCAGCTCAAAAAAGACTTCAAAATTGCTGAATCCATGATTGAAGCCTTATCTGACGACCATGATTTTAATCTTCTTTATCAAGGCGATAAAGAAGTGATTGTAACTGGTGAAATCGATGGTTATCCCTGGAAAGGCAAGGTTGATTGTCTCAACTTGAAACAAGGTTACTTCGTGGATCTCAAGACGACAGCTGACATATACAAGGCGTATTGGAATCCAGAAACTCGTGAGAAAGAATCGTTTGTATATGCGTATAACTACCCACTTCAGATGGCAGTCTATCAAGAGTTGATTAAGCAGCAATTCGGTGTTAATTGCAAGCCATATATTGTTGCGGTAAGCAAACAGGATCCACCAGACAAGCAGGCTATTGATTTACCGGAGTACCGACTTACTAATGCTATGAACCAGGTATTGGAATCTCAACAGCATATTCAAGATGTCATTAAAGGCGAAGCAGATCCTATCCAATGCGGTCATTGTGCTTATTGTCGTAGTACCAAAAAGTTAGAGAGCGTCGTTAGTGCAGACGACTTACTCATAGATTGACTAAACAGAATTGGCTTGAACAGCAGTGACTGAATACACCGAATGGGTGAAAGGCCCATTAGTAAAGGAGGGACGAATTTGAATTACTTCAAACAACGACGAGCGTACCGTAATTTTAAGATGTATGAAGCGAGTGTCTCTAACGGCCAAAATAATCTGTATCGCGAGTTGCTAGACTATGCGAACGACGAAGGCAAGTTGGACGTTCAGTTTCGCATGAAAAATTCGGCATTACTCAGTCTGACAGGACTATCCGAACCCGGCCTCGATAAGGCACGCAACTCATTAGTGCAACTAGGACTAATTAAATACGTTAGAGGCAAGAAAAATGTTAAACCACCTGAATATCGCATTATTAATTTATATAGTAGGTCAGCTGGTTACCCAACCAGTAACCCAACTACAAGTCATAAAAGTAGGTCAGCTGGTTTAGATGAAGTAGGTCAACCGGTTGGGCAAGGTGGAGGTCAACCAGTAGAACATAAAGAACTTACTAGTACTGACCCTGACTTGACTGATACTGACTCTTATGATGATGACGCGGGTGTCACACGCGAGCAGGTCATTAACGACTGGACCAACCTGTGGGGATTTCCAAATGGTATTGCCCGACCTGAGATTGATGAATGGCTGGAAGAGTTCAAGCCTGAGGTGATTGCCTATGCAATTTGGGTTGCTGGAGAACATCAGATTGGATCCAATGCATGTTTGAAATACGTTCGTGCAATTGTTGCGGGCTGGAAGAAACGAAATATTACGACGTTAGAGCAGGCTAAAAAGGCTGCTGCTAATCATGACGACCGCATGAAGAGCGAAAGAAAACCTAGTGGCTATTCAAAGCCACGCCGTAAAGAAGTTACGCCAAAGTGGATGCAAAACGGCACTTCTCAGGCGGATTATAAGCCAAGTTCAGGTAATGACCAGCAGGACGATATGAGTGACGAGGCGTTCCTAGCGTTCATGAACAGTCAGGAGGAAGCTAAATGAATTGGGGCAATCAATTAGTCAAGTTAGCCGCTAACCATGCCTATGAATCGTCGGCACTGCATTGGACTAAGCAGCGCATGAAGAGACATCTAAAGGCTGGCGGTAGCGCGCAAGATGAAGTGTGCGCTCATGAGTACAAGCTATTTGCACTCGAGGTTTTAATTATTGAATATCAGCGGGATGGCTTAAATTTTGATTTGACCCAATGTTGGGGTAAGCCAGCCGAGTATTTTATTGATCTAGAGCAAGCTAGACAAGGATTGCAAACGGAGGTGAGCGCATGATAGATGATATCTCAACAGCTTTTAAATGGAATCAAAAGGATGCTTTGTTTGCTGAGCAAATACTTGCTTATGAGGGAACACCAGCAGCAATTAAATATTTTAGTGCACATAGTTCAGAGTTAAGTGACTATGGTTACTGGTTTTTCTTATCGACCTTGTGGGTCAGTTATACCGAGTATTCTGATTTAAAAATATGGAAAACCTTATTTGCAAGTCAGCGGCCTAATAAAGCTATTGGCATTATGAAGCCCAGTGAGTTAAAAGCTTTTGATAATTTGCCCAATAAACTGACATTATATCGAGCTCACCGACCTAACGAATCTGATTGGATTGCGTATACGCTAGATACCACTGTTGCTAAGCATTTTGCAAAAGAACACAAGGTTAATCAAATCTCTGTTTACCGGGTTAAGAAGAATCATGTATTAGCACTCTTTCTACGTCGTAGTGAGCAGGAAATTATCGTGTTAGATAAAAGCTTAGTGAAGTTGAAAAAGATTATTCCGCTTTCGGAGGTGAGTGCATGACTGAAACACAGGTGCTAGTAATTAACGCTGATCTACCCGATATTGATCACCCACTAGCAATCGGGCCCGAACCGGAAATGTTTAAGCTCGCGCAGCATAACTACAAATCTGGTGAATGGCCGTTTCCGGTTAGACTGGTTAAGCCTGGGACTAAGGTACGCAGTGATGCGGCCTACCTAGCTAGTATGTTACCAGATACCCAAGCTGAGGAACGTGAGCAAATTAGAGATATTCGCCGTGCTCATCGTGATGGTAACCATACGATAAGGGCGTTGACCGATGAGACTGGCTATATTAGTCAGCGGGTTAGCTATCTAGTGCACAAGTACAGTTTGCCGTTGCGGAACGGCTACTGGCGTGCTGAAAAGTACGACAATCCCAACGAAATTATTACTGGACAAACAGTTGATTTGCTAGGTGATAAGATCGGCGCCCCAGCTAGATCGATAAGGCAAGCAAGCTACTCAAATGGCATTGTCTGTGGCTACTACATTAGCCGGGTGCCGAAAGTATGAGCAAAGTAGTGATTAAGGGCGAACTACCTAGCTTAAATGAGTACATCAAGGCTGAACGGGCCAACAGATACGCCGCAGCTAACCTAAAGAAGCGGTACACGGCCTTATGTAGTGTGTATGCCAGGGCTAGTCGGAATTCTGGAGTTGAATTCAGTTGGCCTTGCAAGCTTAAATTTACGTGGTACACGAAGAACAACCGAAAAGATGCGGATAATATCGCGTTTGCTAAAAAGTTTGTGCTGGACGGCTTTATGAAGGCTGGGCTTTTAGGCAACGATAATCGAAAGCACATCACAGGATTCCAGGACGAATTTGCAGTTGATAAACGAAATCCGCGAGTAGAAATAGATGAAATTACGGAGGACGAAGATGCCTAAACACACTAAGAAGCGTTCAACGATTAAACGGAAGCACCGGCGCATGAAGGAACACGCCGAAGCAAACAAAAAGCCGCCTATTAAGGCGACTAGTCACAGGACCACTCGAATGACCGTTGTAAGTATAACATAAAAAAGCGCTGCCATCGCTGACCGCGCTACAACTAATTCCGAATAAGTTAATTATAGCATACGAAAGCGGAGGGGCGCATGATGGGCGAACAGCAAGTTATTTCAGATGAAATTTTTCCACCAATTGACCAGGAGAAAACAATTAAACAGGTGCGGCGGTTCTTGGATAAGAAGTTACCGCAAGCAGTTCGAGCGTCCGGCCATTCGGTCGCTGATCTAAAATCGCCTAGCATGGATGGCATGCCTAAGTCGGCCCCAGCTGGTAATTCGGCCGAGGATCGGATTACACGCCGCCTGTATGCAGAGCAGATTGTCCGACAGACTATTCAGGCCATGGCTCGCTGTGATCATGAGTGCCAGGAGATATTAGATCGGCTATATCTGCAAGGATACAGCGACACGATGTGCTACATGGATATTGGCTACAGCAAGACGCAGTATTTTGACCGCTGGAAGCCATTGGCAATGCTACAGTTCGCGCAGAGCTACTACCTAGAAGATCTGAATATTTATCAAAACCGAACTCAAACCGGACTTTAACCGAACTTTTTCCGAACTCAAACCGGACTTCATAGCAATAAATTGGTGGTAAATTAGTATTATCGATAATTGGTTAGGGCGACAAATAAACGTTTTTCTGATAGCTCTAATTGATTATTATTGTGGCCTTAGCTCAGTTGGTAGAGCGCCTGACTGTTAATCAGGTTGTCGCTGGTTCGAGTCCAGCAGGCTACGTTAATTTTAAGGAGAGGAAGATGAAATAATGGACTTAAAGGATGTGACAACTAAGGAGCTTTCGAAGGAATTAGAATCTCGCTTAGGTATTCAGACCATTAGCTTACAGTTAGAGGAGCAAGCAAAAATCACTGTTGGAGACCAGAAAGTCTTTAACTTTGATGGTCCAGCAGTGATCATTGTCAATATGGATTAGTTTACGCGCACATAGGGATGATGTTTGATGAAAGCGTGAAAGTATCGGCCTTTAGAACTGGCATTCATTAAGCCTTGATACTCGTCAGATGTGACACCGCTGTACAGATAGGCTCCACCACTGTTAAATACAATTTCTAACTGTTGAGTGCTTGAGTTATACCCAACTTCTGATAGGTCTCTAGAAATAACAGGAATTAAATTCATAATATGACCTCCTTTCTATAAATTATAGTATAAGCATAACTGAATTAAGTGCCATTATTAAGCAGATTAAACGCCGGACCGTGCCCAAAGGGAGGAAGACGATTGATAGTTTAAGTCAGTAATGATGACGGGTTGCAATTGTTGTGTAGTTTTGAATCCTACCAAGCAAATAGCCAGCAGATATTAGAGTGAGAGTACTCTATCACTACTGGCATATTAGTTAAAGACAACAAAAAATGATGGACTTAGCTTTGATAGCAAGCCGAGTCCATCATTTTTAGAGATCACCGTCAAAGTTTCGTGTGAGAGCTTGATAGTTTTTGGGGGCGAAGATATTCTATGAAAGACTCCCCCACTTTAGTCACATTATATATGTATCTTGTCCCACCTAAGACACCGAGAGTTGTTTTTCGTATTAGTCCGTGGAGAATTAACGGCTCAACTATTGTTTCAATCTCAAGACTTAAACTGGCAATTTTTATATTATTTTTAATCCAATTAGATTGTAAATCTAGCCATTTTTGACTATTTTGATCATCATTATTTACGCTATCATTAAATTGACTTACGGTTCTTGTACCAAAAGTGGTGTAAACTTTGTTCAAAAATTGTAAAGAGTATGCTGGAACACTCTGAATTAATAGTAAGTATAGATCCTGCAAGTCTAAACTTAAATTTTTGGAATTTAATAAGTCGGATTTGATTAATTTTTTTAAATAATCTTTTTTCTCATCAGAAATCTCACTATCATAGGCTATACAAGTATAGTAGAGAGCTTTTCCTAAAGTGTCTTTTTGATAGCCCTGTAAGGATTGCACTTGTGTATCAAGATCATCTATTTCGAATATGCATTTTTCCAGTATATTTACGACAGACTGGCTGAATTCTCTTTGCGCTAGATCATCTGCTAAATTTTTAGAAACACCTATGATTGCTGAGATTATTGGTATGGGTGCTTTTTCACCAAGATTTAATATTATAGATTGAGCGGCTGTTTGACCAACAGGTTTAATGCTAGATTTGATGTCACTTATCAATTCTTTTTCTTCCTGCATATTATTTGTCATTTCAATAACGTCCTCCTAAATAAATATATACTTTTACAAAAATATTTTAGTATATCAAGTTTTAAATAGCAATTTTGAAATAAGTTTAATATTTAAACTGAAAGTATGGTGAGGTGTCATAGCGATAATGGTTCACAGCAAATACGGGTACGAGCCGCCTGAATGGGTGCAGGCTGATGCCCGGCTAGATAAGTGGTACAAGGATAAGAAGCGTCGTGCTAAACAGCATGGCGCTTTTAGTTTGGAAAAATCAGTAAATAAAAAGCCGTTCAAAAGAACGGTTAAACAAGCACATATCTCTTCACCCGCACTGTTCGATTGTACTCAAGATTGAAATACATGAATTAATGATACTGAATATAATATTTAAATCCTTCATACTAACCACCCCTTTCAAGGCAAGAACAGTCGTTGAAATCCATAGAATGAACAGAACGGTATGCCTTGGGTGAAGAGATATATGTTTGTTTATCATAAATTATAGAGTGACGAAAGTGTAAAAGCAATAGAAATTTAATCATGTATAGTGGTTTCTAGTAATAAAATCAGGAGGTGTGGTGGTATGTAATGAAACGAAAGTTAACGCCCAAACAGCAGAGGTTTGCCGACGAGTACATCGAGTCCGGAAAAAAGGAAGAATCTGCAATTAAAGCTGGATACAAAAGCCGGTCTGCACATTCTATAGCTACTGAAAACCTGCAAAAACCTGCAATTAAATCTTACATCGATGAGCGAATGGCCGAAATAGCTTCCAAACGCATTATGGACGCCACAGAAGCCGTTGAGTTGCTTACTAGTATCGCTAGAGGCGAAACCAAAGAAACGGTTTATATTGGCACTGCTGACGGTGTGTACGAGAAGCACAAAGAAGCTGATTTGAAAACACGGATAAGCGCTACTAAGGAAATACTGAAGCGTTATCCGGATAACAATAAGCTTGTTGAACAACAGATTCGCAAGCTTAAAGCTGACGCGGATATTGCAGAGTCTAAAGCTCGCATTATGAATGCCTCAACCGATAGTACTGAAGCAAAAGTTTCTGAATATCTGGATAAATTGGATGACGTCCTAGGTGGTGATAGCGATGGCAATTAGTGAGCTATATACGCCGAAACAAGTTCAAGTGCTGAAAACCTTGCGGCGGACGGACTGGCGACTACTGATAAACTATGGTGCTGTTCGGTCTGGTAAAACTGTCGTTGATAATGACGCCTTCTTGATGGAACTGCGGCGTGTTCGTCAGGTTGCTGACAAATTAGGGGTCAAGGAACCAATGTACATTTTAGCGGGGTATTCAAGCAAGTCGCTACAAAACAACGTATTACAGGAACTGACGAATAAATATGACATTAACTTTCAGTTCGACAAGCATAACTCTTTCACACTGTTTGGCGTGAAAATTGTGCAGACGTTTACCGGGTCTATTGCAGGGCTGGGTGCCATTCGTGGGATGACCTCGTTTGGGGCGTATATTAACGAAGCTAGCCTTGCTAATGAAGAGGTATTCAATGAAATCCTTAATCGGTGCTCAGCACAAGGTGCGCGAATTATTTGCGATACGAACCCAGACGTTCCGACTCACTACTTGAAAGCCAGCTATATTGATAACGATGATCCTAAAGCAGGAATCGTTAGTTTCCATTTTACAATCGATGATAATACCTTTTTGCCCCCACAATACGTTGAACATCAAAAAGCGGGTACGCCGTCCGGAGTGTTTTACGACCGTGCAATACTCGGTCTATGGGTATCTGGTGAAGGTATGGTGTATAAAGATTTTAATAAGGACGAAATGATTATTCCACGGGCTCAATTGCCAGCAGACTTAACTTACTATGCGGGAGTCGACTGGGGCTATGAACATAAAGGAACGATTGTTGTAATGGCTGATGATCGAGTTGGCAATACTTATTTGATTGAAGAACATACACGTCAGTTTGAAGAGATTGATTACTGGGTAGAGATTGCAAAAGATATTCAGCATCGCTATGGCCGAAATGTTAAGTTTTGGGCTGATAGCGCGAGACCCGAACACGTTGCACGCTTCCAACGTGAAGGGCTCAAGGCGTTCAATGCTAAAAAATCGGTTTTATCAGGAATCGAGTCGGTGGCTAAGTGCATGAAGCAAGGCCACTTTTTTGTTATCAAAGAAGCGATTGATGCCTTCTTAGATGAAATCTATCAGTATGTCTGGGATGAGGCTACGGGCTTACCCGTCAAGCTTAACGATGACGTAATGGACGCGTTACGGTATGCCGTCTATAACACACACGAACGGCTCAAGGCACGGACAATTAAGAAGCCAAAGGGATTAAGAGGATAGGAGGTGAGCGGATGCAGTATGATTTGAACAAGAAGCGCGGGTCCAACGTTGCGATTGACCGTGAATTGGCTGGCAATATTGAAAACCCTAGCTTTGATGTAATTAACTATGCTATCAATCAACAACAGCAACGTATTGACCGTTATAACATGTTGGAACACTACTATGAGGGTAATCAGCACATCTTAAGCCGAAATCTTGAGATGGCGGCTAAGTTGGATCGTGCAGATGAAAAGGTAATGACGAACCACGCCAAATACATTACTGACATGATTACCGGCTTTACAACTGGTAATCCGGTATCCATTTCACCGGCGAACGGTAAGGATATTAAAGCCATTACGGATGCTCAGGACCAAATGGATATTGATTCGCATAATACGGAGATGGAGAAAGATTTAAGCGTGTTTGGGTGTGCCTATGAGCTGCTATACATCAAAAAGGTGTCAGACGCAACTACCGAGTTGGCAATTGAAAAAATTGATCCGCGCGGCTGTGTGCTGGTAACGGATGACACGTTAGATAAAAATCCGCTGTTTGGTATTTACTACGTGGAAAAGAAGGACCTGCTTGGTAATGCTAAGGGTTATTTGATTACTGTCTATACGGCCCACTGGATTATTCAGTATCGAACCAAGACAGGACGAGTGCTATCAGATGCTAATTTGGCAAGCAAACCTAAGGCCATTCAACATTATTTTAATGGTGTCCCACTTATTGAGTATCGTAATAACGAAGAGCGTCAAGGTGATTTTGAGCAAACGATTAGCCTAATCAACGCCTATAACGAATTACAGTCAGACCGTATCACCGATAAAAAGAACTTCGTGGATGCCTTGCTGGTAGTCTATGGCTTTACCCTAGATGAGGGCGAGGACGGTGAAGGAGCTAACTTGAAGGACGGTATTCTAGAAGCGCCTGGTAAAGGCGACCAGGGTGCTAGCGTTGAATGGTTGACCAAGAGCTTTGACGAATCACAGCTACAAGTACTTGTTAAGTCGATTAAGGATGACATTCATCAAACGTCTTACGTCCCTAACATGAATGACGAAAACTTTGCAGGGACGATTAGCGGTGAAGCTATGAAATACAAGCTGTTCGGTTTACTCCAATTGTTAGCGACTAAGCAGCGATACTTAACATGTGGAATTCGTCAGCGTCTACAACTGATGCAGAACATTTTAGCGTTTAAAGGCCAGTCAGTAGATGCCTCCGGAGCGACAATTAATATTGTTCCTGATATTCCAGTCAACATGGCGGATGTCATTAGCAATATCAAGAATGCTGAAGGTGTCATTCCGCAATTGGTATCACTCGGGTGGTTGCCTGGGACCAATGACCCGCAAGAGTTGATTAAGATGCTGGATCAGGAAAAGGAAAAAGCACTCAAGCTACAGCAGAAAGCTATGGGCGGCGAGCCCGCCACAGATAACGAGGAGGTAACTGCGGATGATTCTGGCAACGTTTCATTTAAACAAAAAGCAGGTAGTGAGTTATCAGATAACGGGCCACGCGAATAGTGCTATTAAGGGCCATGACCTAGTTTGTGCTGCTGTTTCGGTGCTTGGTCAAGCCATCACTAATGAGCTATCTAACGCCACTATTAAAGAAAATGGTGGCTTGTTTATTGGATTGATTGAGCCCAGTGCTGATAACAAAGTTCTGTGTGAGACCTTATTACACGGACTACAAGATATTTCAGCACAATATCCTCAGAATTTGCAAGTGGTGGTGAAGGGCAATTAACTCAGAATTGAATAAAATCATTAAAACGATTGGTGTATTTGTGATCGTGATAATTAAAATGCTTGGATTAGTTTCGCTTGGATGGAAGCCAATTACAGGCATTTTAATTTTGCTGTATTTGATTTTATAAGCTCGGAGGTGTAGGAGTGGCGGATGACAAACGCAAGTTAAGTTACTGGCAACTGCGAGCCGTTCAGAGCGAACAGAAATCACATGATGCTGCAACCAAACAAGCGACTATCATTGCGAGGGCGTACATGCGTGCTCAGAACTATTTGACTGGTGAGGTATCACAGATATATAAAAGATATTTTACAGATGGTAAAACGACGGGGTCCGAGGCGCAGCAAATTCTTAACACGAAAGTCAGTCCGACTGAACTAGTAACGTTGCGGGCTCTGGCTGATAATATCAATGATAAAGAGTCGAAGAAGCAGGTTACCAACTATCTATCACGGATGGCAGCTAAGGGCCGTATTACCAGATTGGAAGAGCTCAAGGCTAAGAGCTACATTGCGGTGAAACAAGCGGCATCTGTTGAGATTGAGAAGTCCACGGACCTTTATACCAAGGTAATTCAAGAAGCACTTGATCAGGCAACTAACGAGAGTATTATAGGTGGCTTTGATAAAGACGTCATTCTTCCGGGCGTGAGCGCTGATAGTCAGCCTAAAATGCACACTAGAACTATCTTTGACCCTAAAACGGGTAAAGAGATGGTAACAGTTAAAGTGAACCCAGACGAACCAATAACACGGTTTAAAGAGTTGTCAGGGAAGTACGTTAAGGCTACATTAGATGCGCCGTTTAAAGGCAAGAACTACTCTAAACGGATTTGGCATAACACGGACCAACTAGCCGACCGACTCAGTGAACTATTCACGGCTCAGCAGATGAGTGGTATGCGTGAGCGTGACATGGTACAAGCTTTAGCTAAGGAGTTTGGAGCTAGCAGCTACAATACACGACGATTGATTAGAACAGAAGCCAACTACTTTCATAATCAAACGAAGCTCAATGAATGGAAAAGACGTGGTGTTAAAACGTACCAACTGGTTGCTGTGCTAGATATGCGAACGTCAAAGATTTGTCGAAATATTGATGGGCGAATATTTAATGTGAATGAAGCAGAAGTAAACGTAAATTTTCCACCGTTGCATCCGTTTTGCCGAACTGTTGCGATCATCTATTTGTCAGATAGCAAGTACATGCTACCACGGACGGCAAATGATCCAATTACTGGCGAAAAACTTAAGTTGAAGCCTGATGCTACTTATCAAGATTGGCGCCAGGCAGTAATCTTAAAGCATGGTCCGCAGGCTTTCGATAGTTTAGATAATCGGGTTGGCAATCGTCGGTATGATACTACCCAGTATGATGAATACAAACGGATTTTAGGTGGAGATAACGTACCCGAAACATTCGAAGATTTTCAAACGATGAAGTATAATGACAGTGATAGTTATCAGAACCTGTTGAAAGTAGCGCGCGAGGTTCGGCGCGAACAATTTGCGTTGAACAATGTACACAATTTTGGTGAAGTGCACGGTGTTCCGTATCAACAGGAAGCCAACTCAGTTTTTGACCGTTATGTCGATGGACAACTAGTTACACGAAGATATTATGGTAAGACAGGAAAGGCCCGGCTGGACATTGATTTTACCGACCATGGTAATGCTAAAATGCACACGATTGTGCCACACGCGCATCCCTGGTTACGCGTTACAAAGAAAAATGGCAAGATTGTTCCCCGGCGTGAAGAACCCGGGCGGAAATTAACGATTGCAGAAAGGATTGTGAATAAAGATGGTGGTAAGACGAGTAAAAGCTGATTCGGATCACTTAGAGTCTTTGGAGCAACTTCGATTTGCGTTAGATGTTCGTATGGAGGTTCAAATCAAAATCAATGATGTTGAGTGGTACATTGGCTTTGACAGTGAGGGCAAACGTATCATTTCTAAAGATAATGGTGATTTTGATTATCACTTCAAAGATACTGACGACGTTGATGAGATTCTTGATTATGTAATTGATGGCAAGAAAATCCGTGACCAATGGCAAGATATCGTTATTGTTGCAATGTAGGGCGTTCAATCATTTTGATTGGGCGTTTTTTAGTACGACGAGGAGAACACGATGAGTAAAGATAATTCGGATTTAATGCGTTACACCGAGATGGCAATGAAGGGCTTGACGTTTGATGATGACACGAAGCAAGGCTTTAAGCTCATGACGGATGCATTTCTAACATGTTATGAAGAAGCACTTAATAAAGGATATGATCAAGTAACAGCAATACAAACCGCCACGATGATCCTTTCGACAATGTTCCATCAGGATTAGCATGGATGACCTGAGCACGTCTCTAAACTACTCAAACTAAATAGCATGCGTGGGTCTGATAATGACGCCACGGTCAATTTAGCACAATGTGTGGGGCTCTTAGAGTAATGCACGGGGTGCTTTTTTTGTGGCCTGAGTTATCGGAAATGCGTGGGCGTGGAGGAATTTAATTATGAAAAAGCTACTCAAACTAAAGATGAATTTACAGATGTTTGCTGACGGTGATAATGGAACTGGCGGGGATGAAGGTGGCAATCAGACGGCTGATAGCACGCCTAACACAACCGACGCCAATCAAAATAGCAACAATGACGACTCTGACCAAGACAATCAGGCAGATACGCCGTTTAAATCGTTTGCTAGTGAAAAGGACTGGCAATCAAGTGTTGATAAGCTGATTGCTTCGGCAATTAAAACACATGATGAAAAACAGGCTAGTGAAGCCCAGCAGCAAAAAGATTACGACAAGATGACTGACTTGGAAAAGGCTAACTATGATAAAGACCAATTAACCAAGCAACTTGCTGAATCACAGCGCCATGGAACTATTGTTGAAAATAAAGCTAAAGTTACGGCCCGACTGGGTGCAGACGATTTGCCGACAGCGCTGATTGCGGCTTTTGGTGATGATGTTTTAGCAGATGATAAAGGCGTGGAGGCGGCTTACACTGCAATCAGTAAGTCATTTACAGAGAGCTTACAGCAAGCAATCGATAAGCGAATCGCAAGCAGTGGGACCACATTGCCGGGTGCTGATACATCCGCAAATAAATCTGAAGGTGCAACAGCAGCTGAAAAATTAAATAACTCGCAAAAGCCAGCAAAGTCCAGTTTATGGGCGACAAAATAGGGAGGTACTAGATTATGGCCTATGTATTTGATAAAGGAACAGTAGAACAAAAGAATTTCATGGCATCTGAAAAGTTCGTATCATTCTCACGGCAGGTTGATGACACCAGTTACGCGGTGAAGACGGATGCTTTTGGACATAAAGTTATTCCAGCCGGCACGATTTATCCAACTAATGACGCTAAGGCGGAAGGAGTCACGATTAATGAAGTGGACGTTACACATGGTCCTCAAATGGTTGGCGTGATTGTTGAAGGCTATTTATTTGGCCAACGCTTACCAGTGGCGCCAACAGCTGAGGCTATCACGGCATTAAAGAAGATTACTTTCACTGATACGGACGCCGCCGTATCACAAGCCTAATTAAAGGAGGAGAAAACAAATGGCTCAAATTTCAGATTTATTCACGCAACATGATTTAATCGATTTTTCATTGAATCGGCAGTATCCAGCGATGCAAGGTGATGAACTATTCCCAGCAATCAAAGTCAACTCACTAACTGTTGATATCTTGAAACGTCAAAATCGAATTCCAGTGATTGCATCCTATGCGGCTTTTGATAGTGAAGCCGAAATTGGCAGTCGGTCTGCCTCGGGCGCTGCCATCGAACTGGCTTTGATTAAGCGCAAGATGCAGATTAAAGAAAAAGATTTGTATGCGATGCTCAATCCGCGGACGCCTGCAGAAGCTAGCTACTTGCAACAACACGTTTATAACGACTTTGATGTGCTCAATCAAGGCGTTTTAGCACGAATTGAAAAGACCGCTATGGACGTTTTAGCAACAGGTAAGACTATTTTGCCAGATGAAAGTGGTAAACTTGCTGTCCAACTTGATTATCAAGTTCCGACTGAACATCAGGAAGCTTTGACTGGAGCTGCTACATGGGATAACGGCGACGCGGATATCCTTGGTGATATTACGCGCTGGTGCGATAAGATGGATATTACACCAACCCGGGCGCTAACTAGTCGGAAGATTTATCGATTGATTACGACTAATACCAAAGTTCTACAAGCCGTGTATGGTAACTCTACTCGGGCACTTGGACAAGCCGACTTTGACACCTTCATGCAGGCACAAGGTTTACCAATTTTTCGGACTTATGATCAAAAATATACCCAAGTCGGAAAAGATGGCAAGATTACCAAGAGTCGTTACTTCCCAGAAAATCGACTTGTCTTAATGAACGATGACCCGATTGGTAATAAAGTGTTTGGACCAACTCCAGAAGAGTTAGCACAATTCAGTGGCCCAGCGCAAATTAACGCTGTGGGTAATGTTTACGATATGATTTATACCGAAACTAATGATCCAATTGGGACTTGGGAAAAAGCCTCAGCAGTTGCGCTTCCAGCGTTTGCCGCGGCGGATGAGGTATTTCAAGCTCAGGTTTTAGCCTAGAGGTGATTGATAATGAAGGTTCGCGTTAAAGATTACCCAATTCGGTATAAAGATACTCGGTATAAAAAAGGTGATGAGCTCAGCATTACGCAAGACGCGTTCAATGATGAGCTTTTTGTTTGTCTTGATAAGCAGAAGGACGAGAAAACTGCCGATAATGCTCAGTTAGAAACAGACGACGAAGAATAGAGGATGATCGTATGGCTAAACCAAGCCCACCAGATAAGGCGGGACAATTGACAAGACTATATACGCGATTAGGTGTTAAGAAAGACACGCCGGATGCTGCGGTGGTTGATGACATCTTTGATGATGCTGTTCAAACGTGCTTGGATTATACCCGGTCTTCACTCTCGACACCGATTCTAATTCAGGCAAAACGGCTTGCCATTATCATGTACAACGAGCAAGGAACAGAAGGCGAAGCATCGCGGTCAGAAGGCGGCGTTTCTCAATCGTTTGAACTGGGACTACCTAACATAATTAAAACCGCGCTAGCACCTTACCGAGTCGCGAAAACGAGGCGATTCTAATGCGCCTTAGACCAACAGACCTGACAACTGTTTATTTACGACAACAACAATCAGGCCACGATGATGAAGGTAATGTCATTACGGCGGGATGGAGCAATCCAATTGCAGTGAGGATGAACATTCAAGCTGCTGGCGGTTCAGTGAATGCGCAAATCTGGGGCAAAGACCTTAAGTACATTAAATCTGGTAAGTATCAAGGTAATCAGATCAATGAAGGTCAACAAGAAAATTGGGGTGTTTGTGTCAATGTTACTAAAGATAGCGAGCCAGATTACGTTATCAATTCGATACAAACATTCAGCACCCATAAAAATATCACTTTAGAGCAACGTAAACGAGGCGAATAGGATGGCTGAAGTTGAATGGCGTGGCAGTGATAAGCTGAAAGCTCAGCTCAAAAAAATGCCCAGTGTGGTTCACGATGCCATCTGGGATGCTACTTTTGATGTTGTTGAGAAAGCAGAGGGCTATGCAGTCAAAGAACTTCAATCCAGCGTTAAGTATGGAAATGGTGAGTTGGCTCGAAGTATTAAATATGAGGTTGTCGATAGTGATGGCAAGATTGTCGGTCGTGTCTGGTCCGATGACCCAGTAGCGCTATTTCGTGAGCTCGGTACTGGACGAGTAGGTGAGGAGTCGCAAAAAGATTTACCCGGTGGATTTACACCAGTGTACAGGCAAACGCCTTGGTTCATTCCTGCTGATGACGTTGATACTGACCTGAGTGAACTGTATGGTATGCCTAAAATCGAAATCGACGGACACACATTCTATCGGACAAGCGGTCAACCCGCCCGCCAGTTTTTAACCCCCGCCGTCAAACAAGCCAGTCGTGAGGCACCAGAGATGATTAAGCAGAGTGTGGAGGCCGCACTCCATAACAAATTAGGGGGTAGTTGATGGTAATTATTAATGTGAAGTCAGTAGTGTATCAAGCACTAACGGCTATACCGGAAATTAAACAGGTCTCAACCACGTACCCAGATAATTTAACGGTGTTCCCAATCGCTGTATACAACACGGCACATAAAGCCTATTTTCGTGATGCTAATCAGCAAGAGTTGCAAACGGAATGGACGATCACAATTGACCTCTTCTTAAAAGAAGGTAGCACAACGGCAATCACGAATAAGCTCATGTCATCATTTGGTGATATGGGCTTTTCAAGCGATATTGGTGATAGCAATTTAGCGGGTGTGAATCGCACTGTATTACGATTTACTGGTGTTGTTGATAACACTAGTCACCGCGTATTTGAAAGTTGAAAGGATGATTGAAATTGAAAAAGAATTTAACAGTATTTGATTTACAACGATTTGCTGCAGACGCTAGTGCCGGGCTTGCCGGAACAGGGACCAAGCTTGAAATGTCAGTGGATGGCACTAAGTTTGATGAAATTGGCGGTATTAAGACCGTTCCTGACATGGGTTCAGACCCAGAAAATATTGATGTGACTGATTTATCAGATACGAAAAAGAAGTCAGTTCCTGGGATTGAAAATACATCAACGTTAGCTTTTACCTTTGTGTACAAGGGCAGCAACTTTGCAACGGCTTTAACGCACAATGGTGACAATAAGCAATATAAATGGAAGGTCACTTATCCTGATGGGATGACAGCTTCTTTCACTGGCTCATATACCGTCAAAATGGGTAACGTTGCTGTCAACGGAGCACTTGAATACACGATTTCGATTATCGTATCGGACGGACCGGACTTTGCAACGGCCAGTAGTAGCGCCGGAGCTTAGAACCGTCACATTTTATCCAGATAATAATTAACTTGAGTAAGAGACGAGTAGGCCAGCAGGCTGATATGAGACGAATAATAAAAATGGAGGAACTACGTTATGACAGTAAAGAAAGCAACTAAGAAGTTTGAAATGGGTGGATTACAACTTGAATTAAAGTTAACAGGCCGTGATATTTTGAATATTGAAAAACGCTTGGGTAAATCTATGATGTCGCTCTTTATGAGTGCGGATGGCGGAATGAAATTGCCACCATTGAATGAAATGCTTATCGTATTGCAAGGTTCGAACCAAACTCACGGCGTTACTGATAACGACATTTTTGCTGCCTTTGAAAAATATTTTGATGAAGGTCATGCCCCAATGGATTTATTTACAGTGCTAACAGACTTATTCCAGGAATCTGGTTTTTTCGGCAAGACAGCTTCGGCTTCGAAGACGAATACGGAATCGGAAGTCACTCTGGACAACGAACCAACGACCGAGACGACACTTTAAGCAATAATTACCAGACTGTTTCTGAGTTGCTAAGTGCTATTTACCCATTGGCCGTGCAATCTGGGATTGATTCTGACCCCTTTTGGGAACTTGATTTTGGTGAACTCATGGTTCAAGTAATCGCAAATAATCGTAACCGTATAGATGATATGCGAATGAGAGCGGTAATGGATCACAAGCAAGCTGAGATGATGGCATTTGCTTTGAACGACCCTAGCAAAATGCCATCGGTTGAAGAGGCTTATCCATTTATCAAAACAGCGACTAGTACATCGTCGGATTCTGTTCCTGAATGGAAACGGGACCAGTTGCTTCTAATGCAGCAATCGCAAAAGATTAAGACAGCCCGAAAATTCAAAAAAACTACATAGGAAGGGGGAAACAACGTGGAACTTGAAGAAATTGAACTGCTATTCAAAGTGAACACTGAACAAATGGAACAACAATTTGCCAAGGTTCAACCGATGATTGATAAATTGATGGGGAAGACCGCTGATAGTGCGAAGTCCGGTATGGACAAGACCGAGCAGTCGATGGATGTTTCTAAAGGTGTTCAAAAGTTGCAAGACCAGTTGTCCGGTTTGAACGAGACTATCAAAACTGCATTCGAACGAATGAGTAGCTCGACATCTACCGGGGCTAGCAAGGTCAACCAGAATGCTGGCAAGATGTTTACCGGTAGCCGGGTTAAGGTAAAACAGGACTTACAGGCCATGCTGAGTGATATCAATGCAAAGATGGATCAGGCCCGAGCTGCTCAAGCCAAGATGCGTGACTTAATGAATCAAAAAACGTCCTTGAATACCGCTCAACAGAATGGGACGCAAGGAATTAAAATTGATAATCAGGTTGCGTCCGCTCAAGCTCAGATGACGCGTTATCAAAACCAAGCTAAAGCTCTAGCCCAATCAATGCGACAAGAATTTAAAGCGGTGCCGGACTCACTGCGGCAGATTTCTAAAGCTATGGATCAAAACGAAGTTAAAATTGAAACCTATCGGCGTCAGTTGAAGGCGTTGCAGGGCTCCTATCGTGATGTTCAGGATTCTATGAAGACGATGGGTGCCAGCGACCGGCTGACCAAGCAAAGCACGGCACTTGAAAAGAGCATCATGAGCACACGCGATAAGATGAACAAGCTCATTAATTCCAATGATAGTCTGAACAAGAGCTATGCTTATGTTTCTGATCGTGGTGACGAACTTAAATCTGTAATTGGTAAGCTCAATACTGAGATGGGTGAATCCGGGACGGCTGCTACACGAGCGGCAGGTTCGTATAATCGTTTCGGCAGTGCGGCAAGTAGCGCAATGAATAAAGGATCAGGTTCCGGTAAGGGGCCTTCTAATTGGTTCAGTCGCATTAGCAACGGTATTCAAAGTGCAACAAGTCGGATACGCAATTTTGGAAATAGTAGTAGTTCTTCAATGAACAAAGCCTCTTCTAGTGCTAGACGGACCAGTGGGGCCCTGGGCGGCATTGCCCAGCAGTTGAAGTACCTCCCATCACAATTAATCGTATTTGGGTTGCTGTACCAAGGCTTGACGCAACTTGCTACTGGGATGATGACAGCATTTAAGACGAACGCGCAGTTTGCAAGTAGTCTGAATCAAATCAAGGTCAATTTACTGACAGCATTCTATCCGATTTATAACTTTGTTCTTCCGGCCGTGAATGCGTTAATGTCATCATTATCTAAAGCCACATCATGGTTGGCACAGTTCACGTCAGCACTAACGGGTATGAGTTACTCCAAAGCTCGACAAGGTGCGCAGGGCCTTTATGAGCAGTCTAAGGCACTGAATGACACGGCCTCAGCTTCTAGTAAAGCTTCTGCTTCTGTTAAGAAGGCTAACGAAGAGATTCGAAAACAAAACGCTGCCCAGGCAAAGTCGGTTCGTGAGGCTAATGCACAAATACGCGCTCAAAATCAAGCTCAAGCAGCCTCAGTTCGTGAAGCAAATCGACAAATTGCGGAGTCTAATAAGCAAGGTGCAGCCAAAGTTCGTGCTGCTAATGCAGCAATTGAGGCTGCAAATAAACGGTCCCAGGCCTCAATGGAAGCAACCAAGAAAAAGAATAAAGAGCTCATGCAATCTTTGATGGGCTTTGATGAACTGAATGTTCTTGATAAGAGCAATGATGATGAAGACTACTCTTATGATAAAAAGCCAAAGGAGACTTTTACTCCGCAGGAAACACAAACGGCACCAGATTCAACGCCAACACAAAACGCACCGGAAAGTACGCCACTGCAATCGACGGATGGTACTGATGCTGGAGCTGGTGATGATGGTGTCAATTTCGGCGTACCATTAGGTCAGCCATTCAACAGCGCAACTGATGCAGCTAAAAAACTGCAAAAAATTTTAGGTGAGCTGTTCGACCCAATGAAGGCAGCTTGGGACGCCAAGGGTAACTCAGTAGTGGATGCTGCTAAGTATGCTTGGAAAGAGGTTGAACGAGCGCTCAGCGATGTTGGACGATCGTTTATGCATGTATGGGACAACGGTACTGGTCAGAAGACAGTAGAAACTATCTTACAGCTGTTAGCAGACATGCTTAACATTATTGGTGATATTGCCAAAGCGTTCTCACAAGCATGGGAAGGTGGCGGCGGTCGTGGTACTAAGCTAGTCCAAACTATTTTCAATTCGCTGAATAATGTATTGAAACTGATCCACGATATTGCCACTTCATTCCGTAGTGCATGGAATGGCGGCAATCTGGGCGAACGGATTTTTGCCAATCTCATTACGTTGGTGACAAATTTAGTCGGGCTGATTGGTGATATCGCTAAGGCGTTTGATAATGCATGGAATCATGGCAACACTGGTACCAAGCTTATTCAATCAATTTTAAATGCATTGAACGCTGTAGTAAAAGTGCTTAATAATATTGCAGTAGCATTTCGTAATGCTTGGAATAGTGGTGCGGGTGAGAAAATTGCATCAAATCTCTACAAGATATTCACAAACATCTTTAATACTGTTAGTGCACTTGGCGGCCAATTTGACAAGGCTTGGCAACATGGCGGCGTTGGTACATCTATTTTTAAAACGCTGCTCGGTATGGTTAATGACATTTTGGGTGCGTTAAACGACATGACAGGAGCAACCGTTAAGTGGGCTTCTAAGCTTAATTTCACACCCTTACTACAATCGATTGATGGATTGCTAAAAGCGATTAGACCAGTAGTCAAAGATGTATGGGACGGCCTGGATTGGGGATATCAAAATATCCTGTTACCATTGGCCAAATACACGATTACTAATTTAATCCCAACTTTCTTCGATGCATTAGCTGCGGCGCTTAAGTTGCTTCACCGCATTATTCAAGCTTCACAGCCAGCCTTTAAATGGATATGGGATTCGTTCCTTGAGCCATTAGCAAAGTGGACTGGTGGAGTTATCGTTGGCATGCTTAAGAAGTTAGCAGATGCATTAGGTGGGATTTCCAGTTGGGTAGATAAACACCATACGGCCGTTGAAGTAATGGCGAAAGTCTTAGTAACTATGTTTGCATTTAAAGTAACAATGACGGGGCTAAGTAATGGAATAGGACTACTTGGAAAATTAGCTGACAAAGCGGCTACTATTGGTGGTAAAGGGCATGTTCTCAGAGACTTTTTTAAAGGGATTACTGGAATTGATAAGCTAGAAGAAGCTGTTGGCAACGTGAAGACATTATGGTCGCTTGCAAAAATGAAGTGGTCAGATTATGCTACTGCATTAGCAGATGGTTGGAAGGCGCTCAAGAGTTGGTCTGTGTGGTCTAAACTGGCTGCTGTTGGTCAAGCTGCATTGAATGTAGTTATGGACGCGAATCCAGTAGCATTAGTGGTATTGGCTATCGCTGCATTAGTTGCTGGATTCGTCGCGCTATACAAACATAATAAGAAATTTAGAGATTTTTGTAATTCTGTTTGGAAGAATATAACCAAATGGTTTGGTGATTCAATCGATTGGATTTCTAAAAATTGGACTAAAATAATTGGTTTTATTATTAATCCGGTTGGCACGATTGCTTCCTGGTTCCTTAAAGATACAAAAACAGGTAAGAATATTCTTAAATGGGCATCGAAATTACCGGGTAAAGCCTCCGATTGGGCTAAGAGTGTTGGTAAAAAAGTTGGAACTCATATAACAAATGCCAAGAAGGATTTTCAACAAGCAGGAAAGAACATTGGTAATTGGACTACTGGCTTTGTTGGCGGCGCTAAAAGAACCGTTAATACTTGGGCGTCGAATATTGGCAGCGGTGTTCATAAGAAAGTTTCTGATGGTAAAAAGGCCGCTCAAGAAGCGGGTAAAAAGATTGGTAACTGGACGTCTGAGTTTACGAGCAAATCTAAAGGTGCAATCGTCGGTATTCGAAAATGGGCATCAAATATCGGTAGTAATGTTAATACTAAAGTCGAAGATGGCAAACGATTAGCCAAGAATGCGGGTAGTAAGTTAGGTTCATGGGTTAATAACTTTAGAACTGGCGCAAGTAAGACTGTCTCTAGTTGGGCTGGAAGTTTAGGCTCGAAGACTAGTTCTGGAATGGGGAGTTCTAGGACGGCTGCGTTAAGAGCCGGTACTCAGTTAGGTAATTGGGTTGCCTCGTTTAGAACTGGCACGGGTAAAACAATTGCAAAATGGGCCGGTGGTTTAGGCGGTAAAATTGGTGGCGGTCTTTCATCTGGTTGGAAGTCTGTAAAAAAGGGTTCTGCGGATGTTGCTAATGCAATTATTGGTACGATTGGAAAAGCCGTTAATGGCGTTATCGATGGCATTAAATGGATTCTCAATCACGTAGGTGCCTCCAGCAAAGCAAAGTCATTGAGCCACTGGAGTGTTCCTTCATTTGCAACTGGTGGTCGCCATAAAGGTGGTCCAGCAATCGTTAATGATCAGGTTGGTGATAAGTATCGTGAAGCATACAAGTTACCAAATGGACGAACAGGTCTTTTCCCAGCCGTTCGCAATATGATGGTCAATCTTCCGAGAGGTACTCAAATTCTCAATGCGGCACAAACGGCTCGTAAAGTAACAGCAATGGTGCCACACTATGCCGGTGGTATTGGAGACTTTGATTTTGACTTTTCAAGTATTGGTAACTTCAATTTGCCAAGTTTCAACTTTAGCATGCCGAATTTTGGTGATTTGTTCAGTGGTATAGGGGACAGTGTAGGCAGTTTTGCCGATGGTGTGAAAGATACGGCAAGTGATATCTGGGACGATGTCACGCACCCTGAAAAAGTATTGAAAGCTGCTATGAACAAGTTTGTTAAATTTACCGGCTTAGGTGGCTATCCGCTAGATGTTGCTAAAAGTATGGTGGATTTTAGTGTTGATAGTGCTAAAAGTTGGGTCGGTAAGATTCTCAAAGAATACGGCGAGAGCGAAGGACCAAATGGTGGTGCAATCACTCATTCAATGATTAGTCGCGCACTCGAGATGACTAAAGTTCCTAAATCGCGGTGGTCAAAGATGCAACACGATATCATTGAAGTGGCTAAGTCAGAGACCGGGAATCGAAATATTATGCAGACAATTACTGATGTGAACTCGCTAGCTGGTAATCCTGCAGGTGGACCACTACAGTATGTCAAGTCAACCTTTGATGCATTTGCTTTTCCTGGACATCATAATTTCAGATCATCATTTGACCAAGTATTGGCTTATCTGAATAACTCAGACTATTACAATGCTGCCGGTCATACAGTCATTTGGGGCACGCCTAAATTTGATTGGTTGCACAGTGGACCGATTGGGCACCGCCGTTTTGCTAACGGTGGTCTTGTTGATACTCATCAAATGATCGAAGTGGCTGAACAGAATAAGCCGGAAATGGTTTTACCTTTAACTAACATTCCACGGTCAATGCAATTGATTAAGCAGGCACTAAGCTTCATGGGACAAACGTTCAGTGATGGATTACAAATGCCCGCAGCTTTAACTCAGTCGATGGATATGAGCAGTCTGGCTAGTCAGCCAAGTAATACAAGTACACAGAGTATGAATAGTGGTGGCATTAACGAGCTTGGAACAAGCATCGTTAACGCGATTGTACAGGGCTTACAAATGACAAACGTTGGCGGCAGCATGAACAATCAACCGATCAATGTGAACTTGACGTTGCAAGTTGGTGATGAGAAGTTCGGTAATGCTGCTATTAAAGGCATTAACGCGGTAAATCAGAAGAATGGTAAAAACATGTTGAGACTATAGGAGATGATTACGATTGACATATTCACTGAAGATTGGTGGGACAGTGGTTAAAGCACCACAGTCCCTAGAAGTTGCAATTCAAGATATCGATGCCAAAGCATCGCGTGACGCGAATGGACTTTTGCATCGAGACCGTGTCGCAATCAAACGCAAGTTAACAGTAAAATGGGGGCCGCTAACACTGGCCGAGAATAGCACAATACTAAAAGCTGTCTCTGGACAGTTTTTTTCTTGCAGTTATTTAGACCCACAAGAAGGTGCAGTAGTGACCAAGACATTTTATGTTGGTGATCGGACTGCACCGATTTATACACTTAATCCAGTGACATCAGATTATATTTGGCAGAATGTTTCAATGGATTTCATTGAACAGTAGGCGGGTGAAAATTAATGATTAAGCAATCTGATTTAGCCCTCGCTGCATGGAAGGCAACTGAACGGACGTTGGATGCAGTTGTCACAATTAACAAGATTGACTATAAAACGACAGATATTGCATCCATTTCATATGACGCAGGTGGCTATACTGGAGATACGTTTGGTATTGGCTCGAATTATGAAAACAGCGTGACAATTAAGTTTTCGCACTTAATTGAAGGACTTAAACCCGGCATGACGGTATGGCCTAAGATTGGTATAAAAACATCTAATGGCTATGAGTATAGCTCGCTTGGTCTTTTTATCGTATCAGATGACATTCAAATGGACCGAAACAACGATGAGACAACAATTAAGGCATATGACCAGATGTGTCTACTGGAGGGTACCTACACTTCTAAGTTAACTTACCCTGCTAAAATGACCAGTGTGATTGCAGAAATTGCAAATTTGGCTGGCGTGTTACTCAATACAACTGACATTAGTCGTTTGCCTGTACAAGTTAACTTACCGAGTGCTATTACCGGTCAAACGTATCGAAATGCAATTGGCATGATTGCTCAATTTTATGCTGGATTTGCAACGTTTGATAGGGACGGCAAATTAACAATTCGCACGATTACAGAGCCAGATTATACATTAGATCCGAGCCAATATGAACAAGGTGGCTTAACAAAAAATGAAGCACCATACAAAATTGGCGGTATTCAGTGTGAGGTCACAACGACTACTACGGATTCAACAGGTCAGAGTACCGAAACTACAAACACGCTTCAAGTAGGGGCAACGTCAGGATCACAGATTAAACTCACCAACAATTTGATGACAATGGATCGTTTAGCATCAATATGGCAACAGTTACAAAGCTTGACCTTCTACCCTTTCAGTTTGAATTGGTTTGGCAATCCTGCAATAGAAGCTGGCGATTGGCTAACACTACAGGATACTAAAGGAAACAAGTTCAACGTGCCTAATAATGGTTATACTATGACGTTTGATGGCAGTTTGTCTGCTGTTTCTAAAGCAGATCAGACCTCAACCTCTAGTAGTAGCTATGCTTGGCGAGGCGAGCTATCACAATATGTTGCTGACTTAGGTGGACGGCAAGGTGCTTCGGGTAACTATATCTATGGTACAGATACAACTGAACCGCCATACGGAGCTAAATTTAACGATATCTGGTACAAGCAGAACGGTAATAAAGTTGAATTGTGGACTTACGAGCGTCAGGCAGATGGAACTGGTAAATGGGTACTTACTGTGTCGGACGCTACTGGGGAAGAAGTGAAAGCAAAAGTTGACCAAGTGGAACTGGAAGCTAAGGCTAGTACAGATGCAGCTAAAGCGGCCAGTGATAAAGCTGACCAGCTTGCGGCCAAGTACGATGATACAAATGCATTAGCTAATCAAGCACTAGACAAAGCTGTAAGTGCTCAAAGTGACGCTAGTGCTGCAGTTAAACAGGCTTCTTCTGCTGCCGCTGACTCTAAAGATGCTAAGCAAATTGCTGGAGCAGTTAGTCAGAGTTATAAAACTTTAACTGATGGTTCAACTATGACCATTGCTGAGTTACAGAATGGCCTAGCTGCCAAACTGACTAAGACTGATCTCAACGGATATGCCACCCAGACCTGGACTCAAAATCAGATTAAAATGACTGCTGATGGAATTAACGGAACCATGTCCAGTATCAAGAGTACTGTCGATGCTCAGACAACCAGTATCAATGACCTCAAGGCTGACTCAAGTTCTTTTAAGAGTCAGTTTACAACAGTTAACAATACTCTCGGTAAGCAGACTACTGACATTGGTACCTTGCAAGCCACGTCAAAAGAACTGACTACCGGATTCAATACGTTAACAACGGATAATACAACTAATAAGAACAACATTAGTCAACTTCAGCAGACTGCCACAGAACTGAATAGCACGATGACGACGGTTCAAACACAGGTTCAAAACAGTGCTGTGGGGACAAACTTGTATACCGATACCAAGAATTTTGACAACCCAGCATCATGGTACGCAGCCAGTTTGTGGACAAAAATCACGGATACCTATAATGGACTAGCTGTAATGCAGACAACAGAAGATTGGAATGGGGTAAGCCAATATATCCAAGTTAAAAAAGGTGATGTTTTAACTTATAGTGTATATGCAAAATATATAAGTGGTACTGGAACAAGCAGCATCTACTGGCCACTCAACAATCCAACTGAAGGTAGTTATAGCTCTGCTGCAACAGATATAGGCCATAACACAGTAACTATAACAGATTCATGGCAGAGAGTTTCAGGAACAACAGTTGTCACTAGTGATGGTTATTTACGTCCTCGGATTGAACGAACTAATGGAAATACCAACACTCTGCAGATTGCCGGAATCAAGGTAGAAAAAGGCAGTCTATCTACTGATTGGTGCCCTAATCCAGCTGATAATGCTACAGTTACTGCTTTATCCAAGCTTTCTCAAACTGTTGACGGTATGAAAGCTGATATTTCCAAGAAGATTGAGAAGAAAGACCTTAACGGTTACGCTACTGAAACTTGGGCGCAAAATCAGATTAATATTAGTGCTAATGGGATTAATGGCACGATATCCAGTGTCAAGAGTACGGTTGATGGCCATACAACCAGTATCAATAACCTCCAAGCTGATTCAAATGGGTTTAAAGCTCAATTTACGACAGTCAATAACACTATCGGTAAGCACACTACCGATATTGGTACGCTCCAGGCATCCACTAAGTCTTTGTCTGCTAGCTTTGATTCTCTGAGCACCGACAATAACACTAATAAGCATGATATTAGTCAATTGCAAGCGAGTGCTACAGCATTTAATAGCACTTTGTTGACTGTTCAGCAACAGGTGATAGATAGTGCTGTGGGAACTAACCTGTTATTGAAAACCTATAACCCATTCATTATGACGGGTAATGGTGGGGTTAACCAGGCGACACTAATGTACGCACTAAGCAGAAGACTCGAAAAAGGAACGACAGTAACTCTAAGTTTTGATGCCATTTCTACGGCTTCTGCGAACTTTACAATCCAAAATAGTGCTAGCGGAGACGGTGGGACTTGGATGGGCTACCTTAATAATGCGGCCGTTGGTACCACAAAGAAGCATTATGTAGCAACAATCAAGTTAGATGGCTATTCACAGCAAGGTGCTTATCTCCGCTTAGATAATGTGCCTTCGACAGCTACTATTACATTCTCCAATATGAAATTAGAGCTAGGTTCAAATGCTACGGACTATTCCACCAATCCATTGGACAACGCAACAGTTGATGCAGTTTCAAGTATCTCTCAAACTATTAACAGCATCCAAACGACTGTTAGTGGAAAAGTTGATGGCAGTACCTATCAGTCCAAGGTAGATCAATTAAGTAACCAGATAACTTCTGTTGTAGGGCAGGTCAATACCTTTGGTTCAAGAAATATTGTGACTAACTCACAGTTCCAATACGACTATCTAAGCGGACCATCTTGGACTACAACTGGTGCGACTACTGATATGTGGTACAAATCAGATTTTGCTTGGTCATGGGTTAATGGGTATCAAGGTATTTGCTTCAATCAACCAACGACGACTGACAATAGTGTCTGGTATGCTTTGCACTCTAGAAGAATTGTTATTGGACAAGATATCTCGACTCCTTGGTCGGCTAGTGCTTATGTGAATATCGATACCGTTGGCCTCGCTGCGGTAATTACTATTGAATTTTACGACACTAAGGGTAATCGTATTGGGCTTAAGGAAACGTATAAAACCAGCCGTGGAATGGAACTAATTAAAGTTGAAAATGCTGTTCCTCCGGCTGGAACTGAAACAGTTTGCCTTGCATTCCAAGTTCATGGTGGTGGCCATGTTGCTATGATATGCCCAATGCTCAACCAAGGAACCACTGCTGCTACCTATGTTCCTGATGTTACAACTGGCGAAGACCTTCAGCATGCATATTCTGCTATCAATCAAACTAATGACCGGATCAATCTTCGTGTTGAAAAGGCCGGGGTTATTAACGCAATTAATATCTCGACTGAAGGAATCCAGATATACGGTAACAAGCTGCATATTACGGCTACTACCTATATTGATGATGCAGTAATTAAGAATTCCATGATTGAGAACCTAAGTGCCGATAAAATCACTGCAGGTACTATTAATGCTGCGCATATCAATGTAATCAATTTGAATGCGAACAACATAACAACCGGTACGATTAAAGGTAGTAACTTATCGATTAATCTGAACACGGGTAATGTTGAGTTCCAGGCAGGACGTATCCATTCATCTGATAATGCGATTGATATCAACATCAATAACAAGTATATCTCAGTCGCTGACAGGGATAATCGTGTGTTTATATCTGGTGGGGAAATCCAAATGATCCAGCCGACATTATTCTCAAGTCAATCTACGCCGTATGTTCGTATCAGTAATGCTCAGGCGGGAGCATCTTGGGGTGGTGCAACTTTCTGGGGACGTGACTATTTTGTGGTCACTAACGGAGCTAACGATGGAAATATCTTTACTTCGCCAATGGGAGAAGAAAAGTTCGCAGGTATTTCTGGAGGACACTCGACCTCAGGATGGCAAGTAACTAAGATTGGTGGCGCCGAACGGGGTGTGCTTATATCTGGTGGTCGCGTATTCACTGATGGCATAAGACTATCACCGTATATAAGAGTTGGTGATCCTGGTCACGCAGGCACCGGTTTGCATGGTTCTAACATTAGTATGCAGGCTAGTTATATTTATCTAAAGAGTACCCATACAACATCTCATGGTGCAAACGCATATCTGGCACCAGACGGTGCATTAGTTCCGTCAACCTCCGCCGCTAAATACAAAACAGACATCGTTCGATCGTTTGAAACTGAAATGGGGGACAAACTCCTAGAAGTTCCAGTTGCGCATTGGAAAGACAAAGAAGAAGTATTAGCCAAAACTCGTGATTCTAATGCTAAAGATCCAGAAACTTATTTCGGAATGATTGCTGATGATCTGGATGATGCTGGTCTGAATGAACTTGTTGAGTACGATGATAAAGGGGAGGTCAATGGTATTCAGTATGACCGGGTAGCATTGGCTCTTATTCCATTAATTCGTAACTATCGAGATCGCATAACTGTATTGGAAAACAAAATCAAACAAACGAAAGAGGTATAGTCAATTATGACAGCAAGAAAAGAAGTATTAACATTCAAAAATGGGCAACTAGTATCAATTGGAAACACTATGGCAGAGTTTAAGCTTAAAGGTCGAGCTTCTCTTGGGCGGACATGGTTAATTAATCGACTTGAGGACCTGAACAAGCAGTTTAATGCTGACCAATTAGCAACGCAAAAGAACTTTTTTAAAACCGATGAAGATGGGGAATTTGTCTATAAGGAAGACAAAAAGACGCTTATTCTTAAAGATGGATATACTATGGAAGAAGCTCAAAAAGAGTTTGACCAATTAGTAGAAGAACCAGTAAGTATTGAAATTAGCTCATATTCTGCACGAATGAAAGCTTTATTTAATGCACTTGAGGATTACCCGTATGAGCTGGAAGGGCAAACAGCTTTAGTATACGCATTAGTATTTGAACAGTTTGATAAAGCATATGGAAAAGGGGAATAAAAATGGAACTATTAAACACTAGCATCTCTTATAATATCGATGGAACTGGAAATACGAGTTCTGTAATTGCAGGTCTTCGTGGCGAAGTAGAAGGTCGAGTAACTATTACGGCAAATGTCACTATTTATCCGACAGACTTAGCTAAAGATGAAACTTTCGATGATCTAACAAAAAAAGAATTATCCAAACGTGCGATGAATAAGATTCCATCAATAATTGACTCTCTAATTGCAGTTAATGGTGGGTGGAGTTTTACTGCTGGCAGGATTTCATCTGTATCCACTCAATTTAATCAGTCTGAAACTGGCACATATGTGAATGCGAATGTTACTGCCACTGAATCAGATTTTTCAGATAAGAAGTTAGACGATGTTACAATGTCGGAGGCGCAGAGCGTGCTGCAATCCATTCTTAAGAATGAATTGCCAACATCATAAGTATTAAGTGAAAGATGAACTTTGAAGAGATGGTGAATTGAAAATTAATAAGTTAAAACGACTAGGCCAGTGTATTTTAGGACGCTTTTGACCGTTCAATCAGGAATGACAAATAGGAGGTAGACAATTGAATAAGCACAAGTTAAAGGCACTCATCTTAACGGTGGGCGCCATTTTTATGGCCTTTTTAATGGTCAATGTTACCAGTCAGGCTGCTCGCATGGACATGGTCGATGTGTCGAATAACAACGGCTACATGAGCACCGCTGAGTACACATCCATGCGTAACGAGTTCGGTGTTAAGGCCCTTACCGTAAAGATTAGTGAAGGCACAACCTTCAAAGATGGCTATGCTGCTAGCAATATCGCTAATGGTCAAGCAGCTGGCTTATACGTCAACGGCTATCACTTTGCCCATTATAAAACTAAGGCTCAAGCAATTGCCGAAGCTGACTTTGCTGGTCAGGCAGCCAAAGTGGCCAGACTACCAGTGGGCGCAGTATTGGCAACGGACGTAGAATCGGCTGAAGAACAAGGAATCTTATCCCAAGCGACCAATGACCGCAACAATGCCGCCTTCATGCGAGAGATTCAGAAGTTTGGTTATCGGGCCGACATTTATACGTCTGGATCATGGGCTAACAACAAGATGACCATCAAGGGCAAAACAGGTTGGGTTGCTGGTTACCCCTATGTCATGTCTGGTCAGAAATGGTATACGAATAATAATGCCTGGCAATGGTCCGGGTCAGCTCGTTTTCGGATTAGTTACGGTGGCTTTGACGTCAGTCAGCTTTATACTGATTACTACACAGCTGGTCAAAAATCAACGGTCAAACCGACCGATAAGGATGCGGTTAAGGCCAACAACCAGGAAGCCAACAAAAACACTTCTAAGCCGTCTACGTCAGCCAAGTGGGTCAAGGAGTCAAAAATCTACACGCTCAAGACTGCGGTTAAGCTACGCATTGGCGCCTCGACTTCATCAAGTGTTATCACTACCTTACCAGCAGGCACTACGGTAAGAACTGATCAAGCTATTATTCAAGGTGGTTATCGTTGGGCTCGTCAGCCACGATTTAATGGTTATGGTTATCTAGCAACAGGCCCAGCAAGCAATACGCTGGAATACGTAAATAGTGGTGCCACTCACATGTACTACACAGTCAAGTCCGGCGACAGCTGGTGGTCAATCGCTCAGCGAAACGGCCTAAGTATGACTACATTAGCTAGTCAGAACGGCAAGACGATTTACACCACTATCTATCCTGGCCAGCGATTGGTGGTGCGGTAATTGCATACACTATTAGGATTAGGTTGGGATGAATGGGGATCCATTGTTGCCATTGTCACTAGTGTTTGTGTGTTAGCTAACTGGATTTTAAATAAAACGGTCCGCATTCCACTTAACGATTTAGGAAAGCGGCTTAGCCGATTTACCAATGAAAGCTTAAAAGTACGACAGCAAAACGCCGACACAATGAACGCGATTGAAAATCGGGTTATTAAGGTAGAAGGCCGGTTAGATGGTCATGATATTGAATTTAAACATCTATATGAAAAGGAAGCCAGAGTAAATGAAAAAAATTAGTTTTAAGAATGCCGATGGAAGCTTAAATGGTAAGTTGATTGCTGGGATTATTTCGTTACTGATCGTTTTGATTCAACAAGTCTTTGCCATGTTTGGTGTTAAGTTTACTGGTGATTGGTCAGCGATTATCGCAGTATTGAATACCGTATTAACGATCCTCGGTATGCTGGGCGTTATTACTGACGTTCAAACAGTGACAGTACCAACAGTTAAAAGTGACGAGGAAAGCCAAGTTGAAGCGACGGCTAATAAAGTTGCTGACGAAGCGCAAACACCAACGTCCACAGTTGCTGTAATGAATAGTTCTGCATCATCTGACACTGAAATGGCGTCAGAATCCGCCTCACAATCAGGAGAAAAAGTAGTATAATAATCGTGAACTGTTCTAGTCCCCCATGCTTCGGCGTGGGGGATTTTTTGTTAACAAAATATATAAAAAAGAGCCAGTCAAGACTGGCCCAATGTTTAAATAAATAAAATGGGTGTTCTGTTTCTCCTAAGATAATAAAGAACACAGTTATTATACATTAAACCTGATTAATATAACAAGGACTTATTAATATTTTTCTATAGATTACTTTCGGTATTGTGATATAAACCGACAAGTGTTATTATGTCCCTTGTCCTGTTATTAGTATCACAGCTTTCAAATCCCTCCAAGATTGTCGGTTAGTGGTGCCGGAAGTGATGAGGATAATCTTCTGCTTGATGAGTGGAAGATTTTTTTGTGTTGCTTGCCTGTATATTTTGTTAGTGAGAGTTTAGATTTAGCATTATTAGCTGTCAATATAGCTAATTAGATAACTACAAGACTTTACAGAATAGCAAGTAATAAGTATAATATTAATTGTCTCTAGTGTAGTTTCTAGATGATAGTTATAACTTGATTAATTCCCCTGCGCTTCGACGTGGGGGATTTTTTGCGTAAAAAGCCGCCTGCTGTAAAGGCAGATGGCTAATACATAAGAGAAAGTATCTCAGCGAAAGAGAAAACCAGATTATTACTAGATTCCATTATTATCATAGGAATATATGAGAAATCGTGCAACTTTAATACTCATTACTGTGAAACTGACATTATTAATAACTGGTATTTGTCAAAACGGGTGCTTCTCATACGTATTACACGGTCGTTTCAGGTGACTCATGGTGGTCGATTGCTCAACGCAATGGCTTAAGCGTCTACGCGTTGGCAGCGCAAAACTGTAAGAGTATCTATCCGGGTACAAAATTGCAACTTAACTAAACGGGATCACCGCATTGGCTCTAATGGCTGGTGTGGGGATTCTTTTGTTAATTTTCCGGATCTGTAAAATTCAATTCAATTTGTTGGCCGCCCCGCTGGTGATCTAATACTTTTAAAACCGTGTATTCACTCTTAAGCAAACCAGCTTTATCAATGTATTGGCGTGTCAGCAAGTGCACTTTTAAAACATCGGTTGAACCAAACTGTTGAACATTTTTCTCAACATCTTTCAAGAAACTTTCATCTTCAATTTTTGCAAAGAAACGATTACCGCCAGAGGAAAACTGCCATTTTCCATGTTCAAACGCTACGCTGATAATTTGTAAAAAAGTGTCTTCTTCACTAACATTAATTTCTTTTTCAGTAGCATCAGGTACTTCAAAAGCACGATAATCAGCTTTTTTCACAGTAACTTTGTTGTGACTACCGTGAGAAAAGTCAATGGATTCAATACCATCTTTTGATAAAGGCTTTACAGAATCATTAATGCTTTTTCGGATTTCGACATTCTGATAAGCGTCCAACACTTTTTTTGAAATTGTAATTTTAGTATTATCATCTAGTGTTATTTCTACTGTACCATCGTCATTCTCTTTCTTATGTTTCAGCTTATGATCTGCAATTCCAATAATAAAGATTATCAAACCACTGAAAATTTCAACATAGTCTTTTAGATTTAATAGAGCATTTGAATCAGCATTGTTTAGTAAAGAGACGGCTCTTTGAATGATGTCTCCACCATTAGCCAACACTAAATCAACAATAAATGAGCCTGGCTCGCTTGCCTTAATATCCAAAGAAACTGGATCATCAAGCGGATTATTAAGCTTCTGTATTTCTTGAAATGCTTTTGATACTGCAAGCAAAGAGGGTGCTAAATCTTCAATGGGTATTCTATTATTCTTCAATCCTTCACCGTCATAATGAATTGTAAAGTCATATTTAGCCATTACGCCCTCCTTTTCTTTCAAAAAATATAATTTAATTCTACAGCTAATTATTACTCCTGAAAAGTCCCTTATTCAGAACAAATGTCAACTATATATTATATTTGACATAAACTCAAATTAATCATAGTAGCCGACTAACTCAATCTACTGTAACGATCGGTCGATAGTTGGTGGGTAATTGCCCAACGCAACGGGCTAAGCATGTACACACTAGCTAGCCAGAACGGCAAAACCATCAATTCAATGATCCACCCTGGTAACAAGTTGCTTATCAAATAAAATAACCCGTATCGGCTTCGGCTGGTACGGGTTATTTTTTTGCAAAAAAATGCTCACGCGGGCAGGCGTGGGCATAGACAGATAGTTCTCGGGTAGTAGAAAATCAAGAAAAAAGAGAAACTTCGGCTGGGCATGGAATTTGTGTTAAAATGGGAGATCTGAGTATTTTAACCCAACAGCTTCTTTTGCATGCCCTCCTGTATATTCTTGAATGTTTACACTTCTATAATCTCCCGGTATGTCCCCCTTCTGATCTACAGGAATTGCATCAACTGCATATGAGTATTTACTTGTAGGATCATATACGTTGTCAATATACGTTACCCTTTCAAGTAAGTAAAAATATTTGCCATCGTGTTTAAATACATACCCTTTTTTTTGTGTGTTCTCTAAAATATATATTGCATTACCAGCAGTAGGGCCTGCGCCACCCACGTCATCAGCGGTATACAATGTGATATTTAATTGATCTCTCTTGGCTGCAAAATTAATTGCTTGTTCAGGATTGGTATAACCGGGCCATTTAAACGGTCCAATACTAAATATCATCATTATCCCTACAATTACACCAATGAGACTCATCAAAGCCCAACCATTTTTATCTGATTCCCATAATAACCAAGCCGCAATAGAAAATACAATTAAAACAATCCATCCAAACATGAGATGCCCTCCAATAAAAATATCAAAACCAATTGTTTTTCCTTTTTGTTTAAATTCTATAAACTATTATATTATAAATATGTACAAATAGAGATGCAAAATATAAAATATTTGGGAGCCTTCCACGATTTGTAAATTAAAAATCTCTCTTTTTCAGAAATGGCTTATAAATGGCATTTATAGCGTGCTACCCTTAATGGTATAACTACCGTGCGGGTGATAAGTCGACGTCGGTAGATAAAAAGAGAAGCGTCATAATGCTGGTATATCAGCATTATGACGCTTCTCTTTTGCTAATTGGTATCAAATTAAAACCCCAATTTTGCGTTTTGGCTGTTGTGATCACAACAGCACTGTTAAGCGCTCATAAAAAAGGGTTTTGGGATCGTGTCACAAGTAAGGGTCCTATGAATTAATTATTACTCGTTAATAGTGTCTGAAAGGCCGTTAGCGACATTCCAGGTACGACCCGTTGTCGAGTGAGATTGTATGGGTTCTGTGTGCTGGTGGCGATGCCAGGTGCCGTTGATAGGGCATACTGATAGCCAGCCTGTTTATCGGCTTTAATGGTCTGCTGATTAGCACGGCCGGCTGGGTAACAAATAACTTGTGTGTTCTGTTGTAAATTATGATCGAGCCATTTTTTGGAACTTGATAATTCCGTAAGTTGAACCTGGTAAGTTAAATTATTTAAATCCAGATGGCGAACGGTGTGACTTTGAAAATCAATATTACCGGATGCTTGCATCCGCTTAGCATCAGCTAAAGTTAAGTGGTTTTTCTTATGGGTAAAGCCGGTAATAAAATTAATGGTGGCGTGTTGGTGCGTCTGTTTCAAAATTGGCCAAGCTGCTGTCATGTTATCTTTATAGCTATCGTCGAGTGTGATCCAGACAATCTTCTTTTGTGGAATTCGCCGATGTTTGAGCGCGTATACGGCTTCATTGGCAGTCAGCGTTCGGTAGCCGTGTGCCTTTAGATAAGTCATTTCAGTTTGAAATTCTTTGGCGGGGACACGTAACTGGTTCCCGCTAGAAATACTGTGATACATCAAAATAGGCAAGTGAACATCTTTGACGGTATGCCAATGTTGATAAGGCCGTGCTTGTGCTTGGTGTTTAGCCGAGCTGTGAACGCTTTTAGCGCTAGTCTTAGATGATTGACTGCTGGCTTGTTTAGTTGCCGGTGAAGCCGCCTGACAGCCTGCTAACAGGCCGAGCGCGACGCCGAGACCTAATACAAAGTTGATACCCCGCATGTGCAT